AGATCCAGTGAAGGACAAAATACAATCACAATTTGCTATGTCAGGCAGATATGGATCAGGTGCAAATCAGGATGTTTTAGCGAAGTCCTTAGGTGATGTGGCATCAAATATATCTTATGGTGATTATCAGCGAGAAAGACAAAATCAGTTAAATGCACAACAGCAGTTAGGTAATCTAGCACAACAACAATTTGCTAATCAGACTGGTGCAATCGGTGCATTAGGCAACCTACAGCAACAGCAGTTTGCTAATCAATCAGGTGCTTTAGGAGCTTTAGGCAACTTATCTCAGGCTGATATACAAAGAAGGCTTGCAGGCGGATCTGCCCTAAGTGCTATGGATACAGCAAGAATGGCAAGACAGCTAGAGGGTACAAAGTTAGCACCACAATTTGCTGAACTTGATTACAGAGATGCACAAAGACTTGCTCAGGTCGGATCGGCAAGAGAGAGCGATGCTATGGCTCAGTTGCAGGATAATATTAATAGGTTCAACTACGAACAAAACATAGATGATCAGAAGCTAAGAAACTATATGGCTTTAATTAGTGGCGGTACTGTAGGGTCAAACACAATACAGCCAGTATTTAGAAATCAGGGTGCTAGTGCTTTAGGAGGTGCTTTAGGCGGGGCACAATTAGCATCATTAATTAATCCATCTTATGCAGGAATGGGGGCAATCGGTGGCGGATTGTTAGGGTTGTTATAATGAGTAGACCAATAGATGCTTTATTAGGAAATATTGATCCTTTAACTGGATTAAGAAGAGGTATGGTTGGCGGAAACGCATCCTATATGCAAAGTCCAGTAAAAGTTTCTGCACTGCCTCAGATTGGCAATAATCCAAGTTATAACACAGATGTCACAATGAGGTCAGGAAATAATATTCCAATTAGACCTATGACCAATGCGGGTGTTATTGCAGGCTCTAGACTTACAATGCCAACTGTTAACACATTACCAGTAAATCAACCTGAGGTCAGGTCAGGTATGTCAGGTTTATTAGGAAGCAATTTCACCGACCCTAAAACTATGGGATTATTAGGTGCTTCTGCTGAGTTATTAAAGGCAGGAGGATATTCGGTGGGCAAGCCTGCACCAACAATGGGTGAGGCATTAGGTAAAGCAATGACTACTGGTATGGCTAATTACTTAGCGGTACAGCAAGCACAAAACAAAGCTAATGCTCCAGTATCACTTCCTAAAGGCGGTATGTTGGTAAATCCGAGAACTGGACAAGTGGTTGTTGATGGAAGAAATAAAGGTGGAATGTTCTCAGGAAGTGGTCTTAAAACAGACGTCTATAATACTCTCATAGAATTAAATCCAAGAATACAAAAAGATGGTTTTAAATCTCTAAATCCAAACGAGCAAGCTAAATACAGACTTGCATATGGCAATGCATCAAAAAAACAAATTGATAATATTGAATATAGTGATGGAACAAAAAGGCAAATAGAAAGACCTGCACAAGACATGACAGGCTTTTTCAATCCTTTTCCAAATCAACAATCAGGCAAAAATGTAGTAGGCGAAAAGCCTTCTCCTAAAATGTTAAAATTTATTGAGCAAAAACCAAAACTTTTTACAATGCTTAGTAATCTAAATAAATACAAAATATCTCTTAAAAACTCTAATCCATTTACACAAATCAGCGGTGCAATAAGTTTTCCAACTTCAGAAGCAACAAAGTTAAGGACTGAGGCAGAAGCACTAAGATTGAATATTAAAGATCTAGAAGAATTAGGTGCATTGGTTGGTGGTGATTTTCAAATATTAGCAAACAGGTTAACCAGTCCTACAACTGGCGAAGGCTTGAGAATTGGTAAAGATGGATTGCTTGTGCAGTTAGAAAACCTTGAAAATCAAATATTAGATAAATTACAAGAGGGCGGATTTACAGATGCGACAGGTGCGTATTCAGACCCAATACCCGCCAATGACCCTAAGGTTTGGGAACAAGGAAGATTTGGACTTTATTACAAATTACCAAATAACAGAGTTGTTCTTAAACAAAGAAAGTTAAAATAAATGGCAGAAAAAAATTGGTATGACAATCTTGATGATGCGGTAGCTGTTGAAAGCACTGAGCCAAAAAGGGAAAGATCTGTTGGTGATTTTGCAATAGATACAGGTAGATCTTTTTTTCAGGGTCTTACAATGGCACAGGCTGATGAAGCAGAAGCATTGGCTAGAGCTTTGTATTTAAAATTTGCTGAAGGTAAAGACTTCAACACTGCCTATGACGAAATATTGAAAAATGTAAGAAAAGATATTGACGAGTTTAGAGAGGATGAGCCGTTTGTAGCATATCCTGCTGAAATTGCAGGTAACATACCAACCGCAATGGCAACTGGAGCAAGGCTTGCGGGTATGGGTATAAAAGGATTAAAAAACATCGCCACACAAGGTGGTCTTTATGGTTTTGGTGCTAGTGAAGGTGATCCGATAGAAAGACTGCCTGACACTGCTGTTAGCACAGCTATTTCAACTGGATTGGGTAAAGCATTGCCTCCAGTGACAGAAAAAGCAAAGGAATTAATAAAACAAGGCATACCTTTAACAATAGGGCAGTCTGTAGGTGGAGGTATTAGGAAGCTAGAAGAGGGAATTAAATCTATTCCCTTTTTAGGTGATCCGATAGTTGGTGCTGAAATAAGAGCAACTCAGGGTTTTAATAAGGCAACGTTTCGTAAGGTTTTAGAGCCATTAGAGAAATATGGTGTCAATCTAAAAAAACAACTTGCAGGCAAAAAAACAGGTAATGAACTTTACAAAACTGCTGAAAATATAATTAGTAATGGATATGAAAAACTAAAGCCAAAATTAAAGTTTCCAACCAGAGTTGAATTACAATCTGTTTATGATGATGTTATTTTAAGGCAGGCAGACACAATGCCTAAGAGTGTAAACAATCAGTTTTTACAGGATATGGATAACATTGTTTATAAAAATTTTAGTCCTGATGGCAGTTTATCTGGTGAAGGGTTTAAAAAAATACAGTCAGGATTGCGAGAGCAAATCAGAGGATATATAAGTTCTGGTGATCAGGTAACAAGAAATTATGCAAATTCATACAATAAAGTTCTTGAGGCTTTAACCGACACACTGGTTAAAAACAATCCTAAGTATGCACCACAACTAAATGATTTAGATTTTTCATTTAAGATGTTGAACATTGTTGGGAAAGCGGTTGAAAAAGGTGGAACTAAGCAGGGTACATTTACACCAAATCAACTTATGCAAGCATCAAGAATGGCTGACGTTGGAAAAAACAAAAAAAGTTTTAGAAAAGGTGAGGCATTAATGCAAGATATGGCTAATGATGGTCAATCTTTAAATTTAACTTTACCTGATAGTGGTACAGCCTCAAGGCAATTAATAACTGGTGGTCTTTTAAATGCAGGTGGAGCGGGTGTAGGTATAGATCCATTTACAACTGGTATGGTGACTGGCGGTTTAATCGGAGGATATTCTAAGTTAGGAGTTCCTTCTGTTAGGACATTGTACGACAAAGGTGTACCTGCAATGAGAAACGTACTTACTGGTAATATTATTGATAATTTTGCACCTGATTTTGGAATGAATAGGAGATAGATAAATGGCGAAAACGAAAATCTCACAATTTGATGCAGTAGCTTCGAATAATACAGACATAAATTCTGTAAATGTGGCAGAGGGCTGTCCACCTTCAGGCATCAACAATGCTATTAGAGAGATGGCAAGTTTGCTCAAAAAGCAGGAAGTTGGCACTGATGCAATGACATCGCCTGACATAGATGGCGGTACTATTGATGGTGCGACTATTGGTGGCAGTTCAGGTGTAACAATAGGTGTATCTGATGGCACAGTTTCCGCCCCGTCTATCAAGTTCACTAGCGACACCAACACTGGTATCTATAGAGGTGGCACAGACATATTAAAGTTTGTAACAGCAGGAACTGATGCTGTAACGATAACAGCTTCGCAACAAGTTGGAATTGGTGCATCATCAATCGGGGGTGTTGGTACACCTAAAGCATTTATAAAGCAAAGTACAACCAGCTTTTATGAGGGATTACTTGTTAGTGCAAATGCAAATGACAATGTTATATCAGTTGGGCATACTGGTACTGAAGCAGTAATTGGCTCAACTTATGGAACTTCTGGCTCATTTACACCAATTACATTTAAAACGAGCAACAATGACAGATTAAACATTGCCTCCAACGGAGACATCTCATTCTACGAAGACACAGGGTCAAGTCCAAAGTTCTTATGGGATAGTAGTCTTGAAATGGCTGTTATTGGCGATTTAAATACCACTGCTTATGGTGGTGGATTAGTTGTTGCTACACCAACAGGTTCACATATTACTGTTGCTGATTCGGTTTCTGGTGAGCGGTTGCATCTTGCAGGTAGTGGTGGTTCTACCACTGTCGGCTCAAAATCTAATCATGATTTACAGTTTATTACCAACGATACTCTAGCAGTTACCATAGACACGAGCCAAAATTTATTGGTGGGTACTACTGATAGTCTAATCTGGAATGAATCTGCGACAGATAATAGCAAAGAAGGTGTAGTTATTGAGCCTAAGTCTTTGCAAATCTCACGCTATCAGGACACTCAGGCTCTATTTAACCGACAAGGCAATGACGGCAAGAATTTAATATTCGCTCAGGATGGCGTAGAGGTGGGAAGTATTGGTACAAATGCTGGAATACTTTACATTGGTTCACCAGAGGGTACAGATGCTTTTTTGGGATTTGGAAATGATATTATTAGACCAGTAACTTCAGCAGGAGCATCAAGAGATAATGCTATTGATTTAGGTTATAATGGTATGCGTTTCAGAGACCTCTACCTATCAGGTGGTGCATACTTAGGTGGCACTGGTTCAGCTAATCATTTGGATGACTATGAAGAGGGGTCTTATACTGTAGGGATTTTTGATGCGGGAAGTGGAGGAAATCAATCTCCAACTACTACTACAGGTTATTACACCAAAATAGGCGATATGGTGTTTTTTAGTTTCAATATAACAGGTATTGATATAACAGGACTAACATCAGGTAATAATGCTTCTTTTTCACTTCCATTTACTTCAAGTAGTACACAAAACAAGAACTTTTGTGCATTGGTTCATGTTTTAGCATCAGATGTAAACTGGGCAGGGTCTCAAACACAGTTATCAAGTTTTGTGGGTACAAGCACTTCAAGATTTCAGTTTTGGGTTTCAGGAGACAATATCGCTGTCGCCACTGTGAAAGTAAGCGAAATATCAAGTGCCGATTTTTATGTAAGTGGGCAATTTAGAGTTTAATTACCTCAAGTGGAATCTTGAGGCTGACAAAAAGGAGAAAATAAAATGTTAACAGAAGAAACAATACAAGATAAAATAGAAATTGTAGGTGACTTTAAGCACGTTCAAGTAAGAACTGCCACAGTCATCAAGAGAGATGGCACAGAGATAAGTCGTAGCTTTCATAGGCACGTTGTTGCACCTGATATAAGTGCAGATGACTTAGCTAATGAGAGTGCAGAAGTACAAGCAATATGCAATGCAGTACATACTGATGCAATCAAGACAGCTTATGCAGAACATTTAGCAAATCAGGAGGTTTAAATGGCAGTAACTTATGAATGGCAAATTTCCAATATGGAACGTAATTTAGCTGATGGTGGTGTAACTATCGTGCATTGGAATTGTGTAGGTACAGAAAATGAAATATCTGCACGTTCTTATGGAACAACATCACACACACCAGATGCTTCAGCTTCAGACTTTGTAGCATTTGATGACCTAACAGAAGAAGTGGTTTTAGGTTGGGTTCATGCTTCTTTAGATAGAGATGAAATTGAAACAAACATAGCATCAAAGATAGATGCTTTAGCTAATCCAACAACAGCAAGTGGAGTAACTTGGTAATGACTGAGCAAAAAACAAACGTAATCACTATTGATGGCAAAGAATTTGATTTTGAAAAAGATCTAAATAAAGATCAGCAATATTTCATTAATCAAATCAGAAGTTGTCAGACTAAATCTGCTAATATCAAGTTTGAGTTAGATCAGGTTTCTGCTTCTCAGGAATATTTCACAAATCGTCTTATTGCATCTATCAAGAGTGAAGAAGGTGTATCAGAAGAGGCTAAGGCAAACTAGTGGAACTGGATTTAACAACACTGTGGTCGGGAATAATAACATTGGTCATAATGCCTATGGCTTATGTTTTTACTTATCTTGTAAAAGAAGTTAAGCGAATACAGATACTGTTAAACAAAACTCGTGAAGAATATGCCACTAAGGAAGATCTTAGGGATACATCAAGTCGTGTTATGGAGGCACTACACCGACTTGAGGATAAGTTAGACAAAGTTCTCTCTAGATAAAGGATAGCCAATGATAGACCCTATTTCAGCATTTGCAATGCTGTCTTCGGCTCATAGTGCCTTAAAAAAATGCGTATCAATGGGCAAGGATTTGTCTTCCGCCACCAGTGCAATCGCATCCTATGCCAAAGCAGAAGCTGAATTAGGCTTTGCTAAAGAGCAAAAGAAAAAGGGCATATTTGGATCTGTAATGGATCAGGCTATAGAGCAACATTTTAAAGAAGAAGAGCAGAATAGATTAAAAGACGAACTCAGGTCACTATTCCTTTTATACGGGTCAGCAGGACAATGGGAAAGGCTTCAGGCGACTATTGCTCAGGCAAGGGCAGAACACCGAAAGCAATTGCAGGAAAAACAAAGAATACAAGACCGCAACACAATGATTGTGGTCTGCACTGTTTTAGGAGTAGCAGGCATAGGAAGTATAATTTTATTTGCTAATTACCTTAAATATGGCACTCCATTCTAGCTCTAAGGCAGGCAGAATAGCTGAGTTCTTTGCTTGCGGTGTAATAGAGGATTTGGGGTGGCAAACATCTCTGTGTCAGCAAGATGGAGTGGATCTGATAGCCTTTAAGGACAATGAATATATTCGTGTTCAGGTAAAGGGGTCAAACATTAAGAGAAGCCTGAGAAACAATGGCTTACAATTTATGATGGGTTTAGGCACTAGCAAGCGGTTGCCTTCTATGCACGATTACGACATAGCTTGTATGGTATCCACATATCACCGCAGATGTTGGTTTATTCATGTATGCAACGTACAGCGAAAATCAATCCGCAGACCAAAGTCTTTTTATGAAAACACCGAACTTGAATATGAGAGTTGGGAAAAGGCAGTCGATATTTTTAGGGAAATAAATCGAAATGATAGAAGTAAATTTTAGGCTTTTTAAACTTTTCAACAAGATCAGCACACATTTTTACAACAAATACTGCAATCAACTTAGAAGAAAGCAGGGGCGATGAAAGAGCAAGGAATACATCTCAATCTATTAAACCAACTACGCAGACATGAGGGGTTAAGGCTTGAGCCATATAAATGCTCTGAGGGATATTTGACAATTGGTTATGGGCGAAATTTAGAGACTAATGGCATATCAGAAGCTGAAGCAGAATTTATGCTGTTAAACGACCTTTTAGCTTGCGAGAGTGAGTTAAAGACTGAGGGATGGTATAATCAGTTAGATGAAACTAGAAGGGCTGTAGTCCTCAATATGGCTTTCAATTTAGGTAAGCCAAAATTGCTCAAATTTTCCAAATTTATAGGCAGGCTATCTGACAATGATTATGAAGGTGCATCTAAAGAAATGGTTACTGGAAGCGATGGAGTATCTGAAAGTAAATGGGCATCTCAGGTTGGCAAAAGGGCATATGAATTGGCTGATCAGATGCGAACTGGTCAATGGAAAGATGTTTAAGGTTATTGTCACTGTTTGTTTAATTATTGACCCCACTAAATGTATGTTTATTGAAAATACCCAATATCCAGTAGTTTATGAGACATTTGATGAATGTAAGGCTAGAGCCTTAGAGATTGGCTCAGAAGTTCCAAAGTATTTAAAGGGATGGAGAGCGGTAAGATGGAAATGTCAAAAGATTAAAGAAGGGAAATTTATATGATACCATTAATAACAGCCATAGCCCCGCTGATAGGCGATATTGTCAAAGAGGCTATTCCCGATCCCGACAAAAAGACTGAGGCTGAGAATAAGGTTAGACTGGCTTTACTGGAGAACTCAAAGCAGATTGAGGCTTCTGCAAGTCAGATTATTTTGGCTGAGGCAAAGTCAGAAAGTTGGATAGCTTCTAGTTGGCGACCCATATTAATGATGAATATTACAGCTATAGTTTCAGTTAATTTTTTAGTGTTTCCATTAATAGGAGTATTTACTGGAACAGAA